TGAGTACCCTCCATGCTGACGCCGATCACCATATTGCCAAGGGGTTGGTCTCCTGCCATGTTTCCTCACCTCCCGTCAAATTGAGTTATAGAAGGCTTCTATATCGTCATACTGTTTGCTGTCCGGCCCGTTCATGACATTCAGAAATCCATATATGTCCATTTCTTCAATATCTCTGAACGTCCATCCATTTTTCATTAACTCCGAATACATTTTGTGCAGATTATTTATGCTTTCTTTGATGGTGGTCGATTTTTCCCCAGCTTTTTTTTAGCTTCACCGCCCATAATGTCGGTCATAATGCGTTCCATCTCGTCACTCATTTTGTCTGCCGGGATCCCGTCATAGATCGCATCAAAGGTCACCCGATCATCCCGAAAAAAGCTTGCAATCATGGAAACCATTTCATCCAACGTCTCAAGCTCACTGGGTTTTTCTCTTTCCTGCTTATCCGCGAATTCCAGCACTTTCCGCAATGTTCTTGCTGGCACGAATCCTTCGGTAAAGATTTCAGTTCTTTCAGTTTCCGGATTATAAAGTTCAATTTTTAACATTTCCAGCATCTCCTTTTATGCAAAATAAAAAGCCGGGCCTAAGAGCCCAGCTATCAACCAGCCGTTTGTTGAGTTGTCGTTTGCATATTTTCGTATCCATTAAAAACGAGGGACCGAAATGTCTGCAAATCAAAGTCTGTATTCGAAGAACGAGTTTTGAAATAGGTAAAGCCATCTAATTTCCGGTTTACAAATTGTCCGGTCAGTGCACTGTCAGTTGTATCGGCTTCCTTGCCTTTGTCATCACCCGTTTTCAAATCGACACCATCCGGATGCCCGAATTTTCCTTTAAGCAGTGCGATATAGATGCTGTCGTTTTTAATGCCATCCGCTTCTAGCAGTACAGAAACATATGGTGCCTTCGCATCTTTTCCGAGTTTCAAAATGCCATTTTCATATACAGCGCCTGAAATGGACGCAGCAATTTCTTCACTCAAGTCCGCTGCTGTGAATTCCAATTGTGGCGTTCCCGTACCGCTTGCATCTACAAAAAAAGGTACATTAGACGCATATAAAGCATTGATTTGCGCACCAAGGCTGCTTAATTTTGCTTCAATTGTACCGCCTTCATTGGCGTCTAATTTATAAATTTTCTTAACAATTTCCGTGTCCCCGTCATGGATCCCAAATTCGACACTTTTAAAACCTAAAGTCGCCATTTTTTCATCTCCCTAATTAAAATGAATGACCTGAACCGCCCGGTACCTTCTTGCCAAGCGATACAGGTCGATATCCGGATCTTTGTCCATGGCGCCGGCATATTGCCCCCACCCATTCTCCGACATAAGTTTATCCAGCGTATCCCTGAATGCCGATAAATGTTCAATCGTGGCGGCCCAGACATCAATCTGGACGCTAAAAGAAACAGAAAACGGTTTGTTTGAAGCAAATCCATCCTGATAGTCGTTGATTTCATTTATTCGAATGATCGGTGCGTTCAGAACTTGCTGATCATCTTCCGGAACATCAATCATAAAAATCATGTCCCGATTCATCATGTTCCCAATCTCCGGACTGCCCATAAGAATATCATAGACTGCTTTTGCAGACAGTGTCATAAGCCCAGACCCCTTTTAAACTCCTTTACCATGATGGTCATAACTTTCCGGTGCATTTCTTCTTCCGTTCGCTGGATAAATGCCTGTGGTTTTTGTTTAATCGTACCCATTTCGGTAAAATGGACACGCCAATAGGTTTCTTTTCCAAATCCAACAAAGACTTCACCAAATTGGTTCATATTTGAAATTTTGATGTCATCCCGCAAATGCGCAAAGTCGCCATTATTTGACCCTGTTTCTTTCTCAAATTGGCGCTGTGCTTTCCATTTCCCGTCGCGTTTGCCATCATAATAAGGCGTGTTTTCACGCAACCGGTCAGCAATTGCTTCTGCCGCCTTTTTTAGCCCAGCCTTCTGCACCTTTTTTTCCTTCGCAGCAAGCCGTCTCAAACCCGCTTCAATTCCGGAAATATCCACTTCAACTGTCATCATGTCACCTCTTTGCAGATGATCGTGTCAAATTTTTTATATTCGACATCTGGGTTAATTTTGATAATTTCATAAACTCTGTTCCTGTATTTTACAGATAAATCGTTTGTAATTTCTTTGTTTTGCTGGTGCCGGATCACAAATGTAAGGGTGTCTTCCAAGACAGTGCCAATGCTTGCCTGGATGTCACTTAAAAACTGTGTCTTCACGGCGGCCCAGCATTCCAAATATTTTTCTTTGTCTTTTACTTTGTCTCCGTAATCATTCTTTTTGACAACTTCTTTATAAAACGTAATTCTTTCATTCATTTTTCCAGGACTGGTGATCGGCATTTTTATGTCACCTCGTCTTCGCAATAGGTCAGCTGTAGCAGCATGCTCTGAATAATCGGCCGCATTTGCTGGCTCGGCTCAGTGCCAGATAAACCTGTATTGTCGTACCAATCCGTCAGTAGAGTCAGGCAAAAAAGACGGGCAAGTTCATTTGTGCTGTCAAATGTTTTCCCCGTCGCATTGGTTAAATATTGTTCGGCCGCTGCCATCAATGAAGTGATCCTGGCATCGTCATTTTCCGTGTCAACTCTCAGCCAATCTTTCGCTTCATTTAGTTCTATAATCATTTACATCACCTGATCAGCTTTCAGGTAAAGCAATCTGGCCAAACTGATAAGCATCCGAATCGGTTTTGATGACATCATATCGTTCGATAACCCGGACTGCAGTCGCATTTTTGACGAAATATGCTTCTGTGGAAATGCTTAATTCATATGTGCCACGGTCGACAAAACGGCATCCTGATTTCATATCGCCGAAAAAGATTGGTGCAACATTGTTGTCCGTATCAGATGTAAGCTCCGTGTTTGAGAACATATGGACGACTTTACCCAAGAATAGCATCTCTGTCGGATTTTGTGGGTTTGGCTGCAGAACAGGCCGGCCAAAACCGTCGAGTGCGCTGTCTAAAACATCAAATCCGTCCTGGTTTGTGCAGAAATATCCGTTTGCTGCAATTAATGGATCTAGCATCCTATTATAATTTGATTTCAAAGCTTTCCAATCTGGAAGAGTAACCGGTGTTTTTCCGGTTTTCAACACACTGAAAATATCGGCATTTTCCGTACGAATGGCCTTCTTGGCAAACCAGCCGGCAATATACGCAATTAAGTTCGCGTCCTCATCCTGCAGCAACGTATTTGGGATTGGAAGAATTGCGCCCATATCTTTTACAGCATACTGAACAGACCGGAATTTCGGCTGTGAAGAGCTATCCAGGTCTGTCATTTCCGTCATATTGACAAGGGGCGTTAGTGTTGACAAGTCTTCCCACACAAACGAACCGGTTTTGGTGGAAGTCGTGTAAACTTCCGTGCAGCACATTTTTGCGCTTTTATATTGCCGCTTCAAATTGTTAATTTGTGTATTAATATCTTGTGGAATCAAATATCCACCGTCAGATCCGGTGTTGGAGCTCAACGTATTCTTCATTTCTTCGGTCAACGGCTTCTTCCGCAAGTAATTCAGAAATGCTTTTGTGTGCAGTTCGCGGTACTCCTTGCTGTTTTTGTCAGGTTCAATTACCGATACGACCGGTTTACCACCTACTGGTATCGCTGTTTCTTCATCGATTAGCTTCTGTGCTTCGATTTTTGCCTTTAATTCAGTAATTTCTGCAGTCGCAGCTTCAATTTCTTCCGACGTCACACCCTCTTTAGTCATTAAAGCCTTTGCTGCTGCCTTTTTATTATTCAATTTGTTCAACAATTCCCTGAGTTCTTTACTCATTTTCCTGCCTCCCATCAAATTAAAAGAGCCATCTCAAGCGCCAGTTTGGCTTTCGACAGCTCCAATTCCTTGTTCTTATTCTGTTTTTCGCCTTTATTTTTTGCCTTCTTCTGCAAGTCTAAAGGCATATTTTTATAGAAATTGAGAAATCTGCTGTTCAAACTTGCCGCATAGTCTTTTGCATCCTCAATTTCGTCCGCAAATCCGTAATCAACTGCTTCCCGTGCAGACAGCCACGTTTCAGCATCCATCAATTCCGTCAATTTCGCTTCATTAATTTTTGCCTTTGATAAATAGGTTGATTTGATGGTTTCATTGATTTTATCCAGACGGTCGGCAACTTCCCGCAAATCTGCCGCATTACCGGCCGTAACAGTCCACGGATTATGAATCATGATCATGGCATTTTCGGGGATGATGATCTTGTCACCTGCCATTGCGATTACGGAGGCAATGCTTGCCGCCAGACCGTCAACATAAACATGAACTGTAGCAGAATGCCGTTTAAGCATCGAATGAATGGCCTGTCCTGCAAATACATCGCCCCCCGGGGAATTGATATAGACGTTTAACGTGCTGATATCGCCAAGCGCGTCAAGATCTGCTTTAAAATCTTTCGGCGTGACTTCATCACCCCACCATGAAGTGTCGGAAATTTCGCCATACAGCTGCAGTTCACCTGTATTTTCCGCTTCATTCTTTATAAAATTCCAAAATTTATGTTTGCCCATTTGTATTATCACCGCCTTTTTTATATTGCTCGCCCACCATCGACAACGGAATATAATTCCCGTTCATGACCAGCTGATCACCGCCCGGCATCGGCTCTCTTTCTTCAAGTGCCCTTGCTTCATTTGGCGTGAGCAGGCCGTTCTGTACACCGGTTGCTGCCGCATCAATGCGTGATTTGAAATCTCCACGTAGGATGGCATCTGCGTTGAACATAACGTAAAATCCGTTTACCAGTTCACTATCCAAAAACAGCTTATACGTCAATTCCTGTTCATACATGGTCAAAATCGGCATGAGTGTATCTACGTAAAATTCCCGGTTCGCTTCACTTGTGCTTGCATAGCTGGCTTTGACTAGATCATTGAGTTGGTGTGCTTTAATGCCGAATGCACTCGCAATCTGCCGGTATGTCAGCTGCGTGTTTTCAAGAAACTGAGCATCCGTTAATTTAAGAGAAATAGGCTGGTAGGTATAGCCAATAGGCATTAAGCTAACACGATTAGCATTTTTCAGCCCGCTTGACATTTCCTCAAATTTTTTCCTGAACTTTTTCTTGGCATTTTCGTTCAGATCTCCGGTATAATGTATGATCCCAGTCGTTTGCATCCCGTTTTTATAGCTGTTATTCAGGAATTTTTCAGCTGAAGCAGCATTTTCAACCATATTTCTGAGCGTATAGATCGGGCTGAGACCGACGATCCCGTCAGTCGTCATGGCTTTAAAATGCAGCAAATCAGTTGATTGAAGCTTGTACTGCACCCCTGCATTGTCTGTATAGACGTACCAGATGGAGTTTTTTGAGCTAATTAAGCCGGAATCATCCACCCATACCTGCATTTGCTGGGCATCCAGCAAGTAAAGTGCCTGGACCTTGCCGGCATTCCGGCCGCGTGTGACATACTCAATCCAAACATAGCTGTTTCCGTAAATATTCCGCTGCACCTCAACACCTTTCCAAAAATCTGATGCAGACATGTACGGATTCGGCCTTAACCGCAAAATCGGATTCAGGTAATGCCCGGCCACTTTCTTAATTCCCCCGTTGTCCTGGTAAATCTTGACCGGCAGCTTTGAAATATTTTCAGATAAAATTTTGATACATACATACACCGTAATTTCTTTCAGCGCCCGTTTTCCCCGGACGTCCACATCAGACGGGTCCAGGCTAACCCCTAAAAAATCAGCCAGTGTCTGCCATTCTGATAACCAATTCGGATCATCAATATGATAGTTTTTGACCCTTTGCCTTTTAAATCTGCTGAGTAAACTCATTCAATCCCACTCACCTCCTTAGCTCCACAGTTTGTCAAGAAAGTCTTCATTTGCAAATTCTGAAACGTCCAGGCTGACTTCTTCAAACAGCATAGCTGTCGCCATAGCGATGATCATGGCCACAATGACATCAATCCGGTCCTGTGATTTATTTTTCATTGGCTTGATATTCTCATTTCCGTCAACCGCAATAGCGACATTTCCCCAGCACCATCGTGCCAATGGGTTTACTTCGTGGCTCAACAGGCCTTTTTTCATCAGCTGTTCAATCATCTTCATGGCCGGGCTCAACTGCGCCATGGTTTGCTGGATTTCCACAACATTCACGTCTTCTCTCATCAGCCCTTGCGTCAGCATCCGGCTGTTCCATGGGTCGGCGCCCAAGACGGAAAGATCATACTGTTTGCTTGCGTATACAATTTTTGCTTGGACAAAATCATAATCCACAACATTCCCGGGCGTGGCCGTCAAATATTTCTGGTTCACCCACCTGTCATAAGGTACATGGTCACGGGTAACACGTTCTTTCATATTGTCTTCCGGTATCCAGGCATCATAAAGTGTACGCCATTCCGGGATCCCGTCCTGTGGCGGAAACAAATAGCATGCTGCCGTAATATCCGTCGTACTGGAAAGATCAAGTCCGACATAACATTTTTTGCCGACAAGATCGGATAGGTTCCAATTCCCTTCCGTCTTGTCCCACAAGCTTAACGGCTGCCATCCGGTCCGCTTTAAGGATATCCATTGGTTCAGCCGCAGCCACCGGAAAAGTCGCTCGGATGCTTCACTGTTGCGCGCTGCCAGTGCTTCCTGGCGAACAGATTCAATGCTGATCGTTTGGCCAAGCGAAGGGTTCGCTTTGTACCAAGTCTTCTCATCAAAGATGTCGTCATCTTCATCAGCACCATACATTCTGACATACCAGGTCGGATCCGACAGTTCTCCATCCCGGATTTTCCTGGCATGCTCATGGATTTCCCAGCCGATTGATTTCCGGTCCGGATCGTCGCCGGCCGTTGTGATGACCCACCATAACGGTTCTTTACGGGCAGCACCGGCGCCGAAAGTCATGATATCCCACAAATCACGGTTTGGCTGTGCATGCAGCTCATCGAAAATGACGACCGTTGGGTTAATGCCGTGCTTGGTGTATGCTTCCGCTGATAGAACCTTTAAAATGGTACCTGTCTCGACATTTGCAATCTCTTTCCGGCTCTCTGTCACCTTCAGCAATTTTTTCAGTTCGTCATCCTGGTCAATCATGCTGACAGCTGCTTTATAAACCAGACTGGCCTGGGAACGGTCGGCCGCACAGCAATAAATTTGCCCTTGGGGACCGTCGCATGTTAAGTGATAAACCCCGAGGCCGGCGATTAACGTCGTTTTTGCATTCTTCTTTGGAATTTCCAAATAAGCGTACCGATACTGCCTATATCCCTCATCATTCACCGTGCCATAAACATCCCAGATCGTTTCATACTGCCAGTCCATTAAAACAAAAGGCTGACCGTAAAAGTCGTCAACCAGTTTCAGCATTTGAATGAACTCAATGGGCTCCATGGCTCTTGCTTTATCAATCCGCACGGCTACCACCCGCGCGTTTCTTTAAAAATTCAGCCATTGGAGATTGCTTCTCTTCTTCAGGTGGTTTCTTTGGAATGGCTCTGATGCGGGCAGTCGGATTCAGAAAAAGACGGTCCTCAATCTTCAAGATTAAGTCCCGCTTTTTGGTTAGCTTGGTATCGCAGCTGTTGAGCAGTTTGTAAATCTCAATCTTTTCTTTTGGATCTTCTTCCTCTTCAAGAAGTGCATGCAAAGAATCGGCCTGCTCCTGAAGTGCCCGCTCTTCACTTATCATCATGCAGTATCGGTTGACGATCTGCTCATCCAAGCCGTCAATGTACTGGATGCTCTTATAAAGTTTTTTCAGCCGTAAAAATTCTTTGTGGGCTACAGGATCAGATTTGACGGCGGGCGACTCTTTGATCTTTGTTCCAGTATAAAGGGACTTTTCATAATTTTCTCGGTGCTCAAGTTCTGCTTTCGTCCGGCGATCCTTGTTCCCCTCCATTTTGATCAGCTGCACTGGTTTTGACGGCCTGCCCGCCATTCCAATCACCCCCTTAAAAAATTTTCATTTTGCGAAAAAAATTCACGCGAAAGTGGACGCCGTTCGGCAGACGGTCCA